CATGAACCCTCGTCTGGTAGCTCCAGCGCCCTGGGGAGAGAGGAGTTTCTGGGAGCCCTGCAGGTGGCCGCAAAGAGCAACCCGCAAGGACTCCAGTTCCTCATGGCTGACCACCTGGGGGATGAACAAGCCCTTGCGTCGCTGCTGACGCACTTCAGCGCCACGCTGGACAGCGACGAGGCCGGTGGTATGGCCATGGCAATCCTGCTGCGCCGCCCGCTGCCTGAGCAGCTGGATCACCTGGTACTTTGCCACCCTCACTATGACAAGGAGCGCCGCCGGGCCGCCGTGGTGATGGAGAAGGCCAAGCGCGCCCACCGGTCCGGCAATGATCACGAGTACCAGCGCCTTCTGGCTGAGCGGAACGAGATCCTGTCCCTGGCCAATGACCACTGTGTCGCCGAGATGATGCAGTCAGGGCGCTGCCCGCACTGCAATGGCACCGGGATCCGCCCGCGCAAGGGTGACGGCTGCCCGAAGTGCCACGGCACCGGCCGGGTCGTGCCACACGTAGAGTTGGTGTCGCGCCGGTTCGGGCAGGAGATGAGGCAGGCCGTAGAGCGTGCTGTTGATGAGGTGATCCACCAGGCGTCAGATCTGGCCAAAGTCATGGGCCGACAAGTGAGGGAGATGCGGGCGGATTAGGCGCGGAGCGTTCGCCGCCGAGCAGGCGCAACCCCATGAATAGACGCAGTGATTGAATCTACCCCTCCCCGGCGTTAGTATTGCTCAAAGATGGCCAGAGTCCCCGTGACCCTGGCCTTTTTCATTTCTGGCCCGCCTCGTGCGGGCTTTGTCGTTTCTGGAGGGGCGATGACGCCTGACAAGGATCCACAGAACTACAGCGTGCTCGCCTATCTGGCATTCGGCGGGCTGAGCGTATGGGGAGGGCTTGTGACCTACATACAGACGGTGAAACGCGAGGGAAGGCAGTTCCGATGGGCCGAGGCGCTGCTGCAGGTGGTGGTGTCAGGGTTCGCCGGGATGTTGACCATGCTGCTGAGCTGGTACATCGCAGCCCCACTCCCGTTGTGCGGCTTCATGGCTGGCCTGGCTGGCTTGATGGGATCGAAAGCACTGGAGCTGTACGAACGTCGGGCAACCGGCTGGATGACTGGGGGGAAGGGGTAATGAGTATTCGCCTGCAGGTTATTGATGAGGTGATCCAGCGTGAGGGGGGTGACAAGTTCACTGATCGCGCAGAGGACCGCGGCGGCCCGACTCGCTGGGGGGTGACTCAAGCCACCGCTCGCCAGTTCGGCTACACCGGCCATATGCGCGACTATCCAAAGGCTGAGGCGGTAAAGGTCTACACCTCTTATTGGAACCAGATGCGCCTCTCATCCATTGAGGTGATTGATGCCGATCTGGCCACCTACCTGTTTGACTATGGGGTCAACTCCGGTCCAGGTCGGGCAGCAAAAGACCTTCAGCGCCTGCTGAATGTGTTGAACGACAGGCAAAAGCTCTATCCGGACGTGAAAGCAGACGGGGCCATAGGGCCTCGTTCTCTTTCTGCGCTGGAGAGTTACATCAAGGCGCGCGGTACCGGTAGCAAGCGCCTGCTGGCCGAGGCTGTGAACTCCCTTCGAATTGCCCACTGCATCACACTGGCTGAGCGCCAGGAGTCGCAGGAGGCCAATGCCTACGGCTGGCTGAGCCGGGTTTGTAACCTGTGAGGTAGATATGGAGCACATCGTTGAGGTGGTCATCAACTGGATTGTCATCCTGATGGCTGTAGTGGGCGGCGCGTCCATGGTGGTGCAGGGGCTGGCCAAGATCGCGGCCGTCACCCCTTCCACCCGGGACGATGAGGTGATCGGGAAGGTGCAGGCCTTCTTGGTTGGCCTGACCAAGGTGCTGGACAAGCTGGCTATGAACCTGCCGGCTGAGAAAGCCAGGAAGCAATAACATGAACAGCTTGCTCCAACTGCTCGACATTCTAACGGCCCTTCTGGGCCGTTGGCTTAAGCAGGAGAGGGCAAGGGAGGTGCAGGAAAGCCATGACAAGAATCATGCGGACCCACAGGGGTGTTTTGCTGAGCGTTTCGGTGCTGCTTCTGGCCAGTTGCCAGATAGCCCCAAGTCAAACAGTGAACTGCCCGCCACCCACACCCAGGCTGACATGGAGCCCCGCCGCTAATGGCGGGGTTTGTCTTTCTGGGGAATCCACAGCCGACCTACTGGACTATCTCGATGCACTGGAGCGATGCGGTGGTTAATGGCATTACCGTGACCGGGGTTGTTACTCAGGTGAGGGAGTATGACGGGAGTCAGGCCCTGGTCACCCTGAATACTGGCGTCTCCGTCGTAGTACCGGCTACCCATGAGCCTGTACCTGGTGATGCCATCGTCGAAGGCGAGCTATCTCTCTAAATGGCAAAGACCGACTGGGCACAGCTCAATGCAGAGTTCCTGCAAGAGCATGAAGCGACCGGCATCAGTGCGAAAGACTGGTGTGACAGCCGCGGCCTGAACTACAACTCGGCGCGTCGCTATTTGAAATCTCGGGGGCAACCCCCTGCGCAACCTGATAAATCTCGCGTAGCTGCGCAATCTGCGCATTCCGAAGTGCGCAAAACTGCGCAATCTGCGCAAAGTGCGCAAACCAAGGGGAATGAGGCCAAGGCCAAAGGGGGAGAGCGAAGAGGGGAGAAGTCCTCGGCATCCACTTATACCCCGGCCAGCTTGGACCAGAACTCGAAAACCAACTCGGGGCGCCAGCCAGATGGGCGCTTTGACAAGGGAAATCGGGAGTCCGTAGGCAACCAAGGCAACCAGAACCCACCGAATAAGTGGCAACCCGGCGACCGCCCGGCGCTGACCCATGGCGGCTATGCCAAGTTCCTCGATGCGGAGGAGCTGTTCGACCAGGCCCGCGAGCTGCAACTGCGCGATGAGCTGGACTTCACCCGGGCTCGCGTCATCTCCGTCACCAAGCTGCTCAAGGGGCTGCAGCAGGACCTGGTCACCGCCAGCGAGATGACCGACCGGATCGCGCTCTACGACAAGATCCTGAAAGCCGAGCAGGCCCTCGACCGCAACATCCAGCGGATTGAGTCCATCGAGCGGACCCTGAGCGCCCTGCGCATCGACGAGGTGAGCGTGCCGAAGATTGAGGAGGATACTCGCCGCATCCGGGCTGCTGCCCGCAAACTGACCGCCGAAGCAGATCGCCTCGAGAAGGATGGCGGCAGTGAGTCCACGCCGGTCAGTGAGATGGTGACTGAGTTGCAGGGCATGGGGACCGGGGGGCTGATGTCGTGAGTGACGCCATCGATACCTCCGCCATGACTGAGCAGGCGCAGATGGCCTACATCCGCTCGAAGCTCAGCGATAAGTGGTGGCGGATGAACAACCTCTACATGATCGAGAACGAGCAGGGCAAGCTGGTGCGCTTCCGGCTGCGCCCGGCGCAGGAGCTGCTGTTCCGGACCATGTGGTACCTGAACATCATCCTCAAGGCGCGTCAGCTCGGATTCTCCACGGCCATCGACATCTATCTGCTGGACGAGGCGCTGTTCAACAAGAACCTCAAGTGCGGGATCATCGCCCAGGACCTGACGGCCGCCGGCGAGATCTACCGCACCAAGATTGAAGTGCCCTTTGATAACCTGCCGGGCTGGCTCAAGGCCCAGTTCAAGGTGGTGACCCGGCGCGGCGGGGCGAATGGCGGCCACATCCTGTTCCGGCACGGCTCCAGCATCCAGGTGGCCACCTCGTTCCGCTCCGGTACCGTCCAGCGCCTGCATGTCTCCGAGCACGGGAAGATCTGCGCCAAGTACCCGGAGAAGGCCAAGGAGGTGCGCACCGGTACCCTCAACGCCATTCACCCTGGGGCGATCGCCTTTATCGAGAGCACAGCGGAAGGGGTGGGCGGCGACTTTCACAGCATGAGCATGAAGTCTCTGGAGCTGGCGCGAGCCTCTGGTGAGCTGACCCAGCTGGATTGGAAGTTCCACTTCTTCGCCTGGTGGCAGGATCCCAAGTATCGCGCCGACGTCCCCGCTTCCGGTGTGGTGATGAGCAAGGCCCAAGCGGAATACTTCGCCGCGGTGGAGAAGGCGATGAGCTGTACCATCAGCGACGAGCAGCGGCAGTGGTACGTGCTGAAAGAGGGCACGCAGC